AACCGTCGAAACCGAACAAATCCGGGCCAGTCGAAAATATTTTGATCATGATCTGTAATTGGATCTGGATCGTAATAGTTTGTTGACTCGCCTAGTTTAAGTGATTTTGGAGGATATTGACCACTCCTGATTGCGTCACGTAAGATGTCCACTTCGACAAATTTGGAAATTATGTCTCTAGGACCTGTCACAAGCGCTCGATCGTCAAGTGTTAACTCGACTTTCGTTTGCTTCTTCAAGGTTTTAAATAAATAAATCTCCATATCTGTCTCATTGGGCTTTCTTGTCGAAACTAGTCCAAGACCCCCGTATTTGCATGAAATATCAATAGATTGAGGCGTTTGCTTCAGTTGATCTTTACATACACTTACGATAAGGGGCTTTGGAAAAGCTTCGAGAGCTTTCGTGACGGTCAGAGGCCCGTCGGGCTTACGAAACAGACAATTAAATAGACCTGTAGTCTCGACTCTCCACTGCTTACCATTTCTATGGCATAGTTGTGAATTGACGGTACACCAGGTTTCGCTTTGAAAGTTTTTACCAATAGATGGTTTGAGACCCATAGCAGTTGCTATACGTTTCCAACTTCTTATTCTACGATAATTATCACAGAATAAGATGTCATCTCCATTGATATCAGCTTTCAAATCGACTAGATTGTCTGTTTTCGTCGCGAGACCATAAGTGCAGGCGTTAGCAATACATAATATAGGGAATGATAAAAGTGAACCCATAAGCTGTCCTCGTTGTTGTAGGACTGGCTCAAGGCCACTATTATCCGGGTACGTTATTAAATGTACTCCTGATTCCTTAATTAGGTATCGATGAGTTTCTGAGGGTAATACCTTCAGAAGCTCACTAACGACTGTTTGCATGACATCCATGTTCAGATTATCTGTAGCAGATTCATAATCACCTGACAAAAGAAATCTTTGATTGAGATCAAGCTTATCCAACTGTATATGTTGACCAGAAGTCAGCGTAAAACAGGGGAAAGCCTTCATAGCTTCAAACATAG